CCCGTCAAGCCCGCCCCTGCCCCCGTCAAGCCCGCCCCGGCCCCCGCTGGCAACGCCTCGAAACCATTTTCCGGCCACGTCGTCGCGTTCACCGGCCGGCTGGCTGAATCCGGCATGACGCGCGCCCAGGCGATCGAGCGCGTGAAGGCGCTCGGCGGCCGCGCGTATGCTGATATGAGCGCCGCCACGACCCTGCTTGTCGTCGGCACGCGCCCCGGCATGAAAAAGCTCGACAAGGCCGACGCCTGGATCAGCCAGGTGCGCAAAATCACCGAGCGCCAGTTCCTGCAAATGCTCGACGCCTGAAGCCCCGGCCCAGCGCCGCCCGCCGACGCCGCGGAACCATTTTACATTGATTTTACTTTGCTTATGCTTGACAGGGTTAAACCCTTGTGCTATTATGATCTTGCAACGGGGTTATACCCCGACATGACCAGACAAACCCGCCGATCGGCCCACAGGGCAATAATGAAAGGAGTACACAATGTCTTACACCATCAACGCCAACGCCGAGTTTAATTCCCTGGAAATCAGTTTCGACGCCAAACCCTCCGAGGCTGTCCGGTCCACGCTCAAGGCGCTCCGCTTCCGCTGGCACGTCCAGAAAAAAGTCTGGTACGGCAAAGCCGATGAAACCACGATCAGATCTGCGCTGGATGCTGCCGGCCAGCAGCAGGCCGACGCCCCGGCCGATACCACGAGCGGCAACCATTCCACCCCGGCCGTCCCCCGCCCCGGACGCGTCGACCGCGACATGCTCCGCGCCCAGTATGCGCTGGTGTGGGGCAAGGGCAGTCATATGGCCGACTATTGCGTGAACAGGGTCGCGGCCGTGGCCGAGCTGCCTTGCGGCTGGATCATCCCGGTCGATAAGCGGTCCATTGAGACGCGCTTCTGCTTCGGCGAATCCGGCTATGATTACGACGACGCGCTCAAGTCCGCGCAGCACGCCCGCACGAGCGCCGATTATTTCAAGCGCGAGAACATGAAGGATTTTGTTGACGAGATCGGCAGCATCACCGAGGTCATGGAGCCTGACGCACGGCGCCTCATGATCATCTACACGGACGGCACGTATACCGACCAGCCCGCCGAGTGCATGATCCACGATTACGCCACCGTCCGCACGACTGAAATCCTCGACGCCTTCGGCGGCTCCGCCAACCTCGACGAGGTCACGGCCGCCGGCACGGTGTTCACGCTGTACGGCCGCAACGCTCGCCTCGCCACCCGCGATGAAGCTCAGATCATTCTCGACGCCTGGCGCGCTGCGGCTCAGGCGCACGAGAAGAAGGTCGACGCCTACCTCAAGCGCTACGGCACGTCCAAGGTCCACGCCTGGACCTACTGGCGCGACGCCTGACACATACCACGCCCCTGAATCATTCGACGCTGCGCTAACGGCATGACGGGCAGAAAGGATCACACAATGGCATTTCAGCGGAGTTTCAAGGAAAAGGCCGACACCGTGACCGAGAATAACGGCGACAAAACCGCGACGTTCAAACAGCCGACAGCAAACGGGTGGATCAGCGTGAAGGACAGGCTGCCGGATACCGCCGGCATTGAGTGCCTTGTATGTGCCGTGAACAAAAAATACAACCAGACGCACGTTATTACGGCCTATTCTGGTTACGATGGACCGGGCTGGTGGACAACCGATATGAATTACATGAGCGGACCATACGAATTACCGAGAAATACCTGGCTGCATCCCTCGCTGAAAGTCACCCATTGGATGCATTTGCCGGAACCGCCGAAGGAGGATGACAATGAGGCTGATTGACGCTGATGAATTGATAAGAATGACAGGTGACGCCCGAAAATCATTCCTAACCGCCCGCCCGCGGGCATAATACGCGGGCAGAGAGGAGTACACGCCATGATCACACGCCACACCGCAACGCCCCGCTGCCTCGTCGCCGCGCATCCCGCCCGGCTGCTGGCCGCAAACCTGCTCTACGACATCCGCAACCACGTTTTGCCGATCCTCGGCGAGCTGCTGGCCGGCGTCCTGCTGATCGGCGGGGCGGCCGTCCTGGCTCCCCTGATCCTGCTGGCCCTCGCCTGATACGCTACGCCCCGAAATCATTTCAGTTCGACGCGACGCCTGCCCGCGGGCCTGATACGCGGGCAAGGAGGATCATCATGGACGTAAAGATTTTTGACAATTACGGAGTGCTTGCCCACGAAAAGCAGCACGTATATACGACCGCGCCAGAAGCCACCGCACCCGTATCAGAGCCGTTTTACATCATCATCCCGGAGGGTATGCACCCCTATGTCACCGCATCGGGCGAGGTTGCGCTTGAATTGCCGGACGGTTTCAATCCCTATCTCTTGCATGAAGTGCTTGCCACCGGGCGCGACGGTATGCCTATCATCCACTGGGTTGACCGTAAAGGGAAAAGCCAAACGTTTCTACCCGGCACATATGGGGTCTAACGACGCAAAAGCATTTCAATTTGCCCGCCCGCGGGCCTGATACGCGGGCAAGGAGGATTTACCATGCGTTATGTGATAACCTACATGAACCGCACAGACGAGGGAAAGCACATTTACCTGCTGCAATACGCCTGCGAGATCGCCAACTGCCAGGACGAGGCCGCGGATCAATTCAGCGCGAAACATCCCGACAAGCTGGCCTTGCACACGGAGCGCATCGACGACGAGCGAGCGGCCTTTGAGCGTTTCGGTATGGGCGCATGGACGGACGAGGAGCAGGCGGAGCACAGGGCACGCCAGGAGCAGCGCAACGCCGTATGGCGCGACGAGCACGACGAGGCCAGAGACCGCGTTAGCACGTACACTATGGACGAGCTTAACGCGGAACAGGAATATCAAGCCCGCCGTGATACCGAGGAAACGCCCAACCTGGAGGGTGTGCATGTCGGCGATATATTCTGTGCCTGCTGGGGCTACGATCAAACCAACTATGATTTTTATCAAGTTGTCGCCCTGCGTGGAAAGCATACCGCCGTCGTCCGAGAAAACGCCTGCAAAGAGGCGATGTGCAGCGATTGGAACGGGTATAAACGCCCGATCCGCGACGCTTTCAAGGACGAAACCACATACAGCCTGCGCACCAGCTATAGCGAGTATGATAAGTGCCCGCAGATGAAAGTGCCCGACCTGTCCGGCGATCATCACATGACACCCGCGGAATACGGCAGGCTGTACAGCCATTCGACCGGCGCATGACGCCGCGAAATCATTTCACACCGACGCCCCGCCCGCGGGCCTGATACGCGGGCGGGAGGGTGTTGACAGGGTATAACCTTTTTTGATATAATGCGCGCAAAGGAGATGACGCCATATGGGATCATACGCATACGACCGCGCTAACGCGCGCCTCATCGGCATCAAATTGAATCGCAGGACCGACGCCGACATTTTGCAGAAACTGGAGAGCGTCCCGAACATTCAGGCGTATATCAAATCCCTGATCCGCGCCGACATCGCTGCCACGCATGACGCGGCCACGCATGACGCTGAAACCATTTTGCCCGACGCCCCCGAATCCTGACACACCGCCTGCATCAACCCTGAAAGGAGCACACCCCATGAAGAAAATCTATTACGCCGCCATCACCAACGGCCAGATGACCGAGATCAACGAGGCCGAACTGAGCGCCGAATGGAACGGCGACGTTGCCGGCTACATCGCGAATATGGATATTGACGACGCCACCACGTGCGAGCCTGGCGTCCCCGGCGACATCATGCAGGCCTTCGGCCCCTACGACCCCGAGAATATCCACACGCTGTATCACGACGGCGCGCCATGCGAGATCTGGTTCTCGGCCGACGACGGCCAGCGCTTCATCTGGATCGCCCGCGTGGCCGACGACAACTCCGATGCCTACCGCGCCTATTTCGACCGCGAATCGGCCGAGGCCACGGCCCGCAGCTATTTCAATCACCTGACCCCGAGAGAGCGCATGACGCACTCCGTGACCGTCGAGGGCTATCTCCTCCCCGTCGCCGACGACGACCCGCGCGACGCCGAAACGCTCTGGCGCGACCTGGTCCTCGACGACGACCCCGCGACCTACAACCCCGACATCTGCGATGTCATCAACGCCGCCAGCGAATGACATTTCCCGCGATCATCCCGGCCCGCGCCCACATGACGAGCGCGGGCCCTTTTTATGCCCTTCTCCCCTCCTGAGTTTGACGTTTGGAGAGATTGTTAATCTCATGCCATAAAAATCCCTACCTCTTTATATCGCGCGTTATGACGCCCCAGGATCATTTCACTTTGTCCCACGCTTGAAAACGTCAAGCTGACGCCCCCCGTACGCACTCAAACCATTTTGTGCATACTGTCGATCGCGCTGTCCACAGCCATCTGATCCAGCCCTATATATCTCAGCGTTTCCATCTGGCTTGAGTGATTCAGCACCTTCTGCACCAGGCTCAGATCCCCGGTCGCCTGATACAGGTCATACGCGAACGTCTTTCGCATCGTGTGACAGCCCGCGTGCGCGTCAAACTCGGCGCGCCGCGCGATCTCGCGTATGATCGCGTAGGCCCGCTGCCGGCTGATCGGCTTGGCCTCGCCGGTCTTGCCATTGCGCTGCCGGCTCCTCAGCGCGTACTCGTCCCCCGGCCGGTCCCGAAGCAGGGCGTTCAATCGTTTCTGCACGTCCGCCTGTAGCTTCACATTGGTCATCTTCCCGGTCTTTTCGGCGATCACGCGCACGCGCTCGCGGCCCCTCACGTCGTCCACGCGCAGGCGGCATATGTCGCCGATCCGCAGGCTCGTGTTGAATCCCAGAAGCAGCAGCAGATACCAGCTCACGCCGCCGCGCCGGTGCTCCCTGTCGTGCGCCTCCGCCACGCGCATCCAGCGCCTGACCATCTGGTAATCCTTGATCGGGTCGGTCGTATGCGCGCCGGTCATTTTGGCCGCGTGCGCCCGCCGCCGCTCGGTCCTCTTCTTCAGCTTCTCGCTCTCCATCGCGCGCCGCGCGTAATTTATTCCCTGTGTCACGTTACTCTCCTCCCTTTTTCGTCAATCTCATTTCCGCCAAAAAATAAAACCGCGCGCGTTTTCCAAATAACGCGCCGAATAAGAAAAGCGCGCATCCTCCGGTGACGCGCCGAATAAGAAAAGCGCGATCGTTCGCGCTTTTCATGCGCGGCATCCGGACACGTTCGCGCTTTTCCCGTCCCCAAAAACGAGAAAAACCCGCGTGAGCCGAAACTCACGCGGTACACGCGGCAAGGCGCTCCATCTGTCCCGTATCGGTCCTGCCGCCCGGTCGTCAACGCCGGTCAATCATTCCGTCTCGCTCTGGTGATCGTCATCCCCGCCCAGATACACGTCCCCGCTCAGGTCCGCCGCGTCGGTCAGGCCCTCGCCGATGATGTACGCGATCACGCCGGCCCCCGCCATGATCAGCGCGGTGATCTGCGTGGCGACCTCCTCGCTGCCCTTCAGGGCCACGATCAGCATCGCGGCGAAATTGCATATCGCCGCCCAGAACTTCCTGCTCGTCAGCTTGCGTTTCCAATCGATCATGATTCATTCTCCTCCTTCATTCGCAGCACATTATTCCTCGGTCGTTTCCGTCTCCGTCTCCGGAGCGGGCATCATATCCGGAAACTGGCCCCGGCTCTCCTGCATGATCTGCCGCCCGTCCGCGCGCGTCAGCGTGACCGCCCACATCGCGCGGTTGTTCGCCGCGAGGAATATCGTTCACGTATACCGGCAGCCCGCCGATCGTCCTGGCGTGCGGCATCATCAGTATTCGTCTCCGGATCTTCATCAGCTCCATGCTGCCACCGCCCCGTAGATACCGTCCATGATATTGATCTCGTACCGCGTATTCGCCTCCAGCATGGTCGGGTCGAACCAGTCCGGCCAGAGCACCGTGCTCGGCACGGTCAGCACCGTCGCGGTCGAGCCGCTGGTGAACAGCACGTCGCAAATGCCCGAAGCGCTGGGCGTGAACGTCAGCGTCGAGACTGTACCGCAGATGTAGCGCGTGTTGGCTGTCGCCGTGATACTGGGCGTCGAGCCGGTCACCGTCACAGGCTCCGGTGTCACCAGTGCCGCGATCTCCTGCGCGCTCGCCTCGGCGCGGTCGGCCTGCTCACGCGCCATTTCGGCCGCTCCCTGCGCGGTCTCCGCGGCGGCTTCGGCCGCCATCCCGGCCTCAACCGCAGTTTTCTCCACCTGAAGCATGCGCTTCTGCCATTCCTCCAGCGGATCGGGTATCTCCCCGCCGTCCGACAGCGCCCTCAGCACCAGCGTTTTGTATATCACGGTCTTGGCGACGACCTGGCCCGAGTAGACGATCAGCTCGCACTCTCCGGACCCCTCCACCGACGTATCGGCGCTCGTGACCGGCCAGTGCAGAAACTCGCCATCCACGGTCGTCCCGTGGACCGGGTACGCCGCGACGTACCCGTGCGGCCTGTGCAGCAGCAAAAACGTCGCAGCTTCATACGCGTCAAGGTATGCGCCTATGTCAAATAGCATGTCCCGTCGCAGGTTCTCGCCCACCCGGCCCAGCGTGTTCACCTGGTTCGGCTTCGCGTATATGATCTCCACGGCCCGCTCACCCCTTGGCTTTCAGCTCGCTGATCCGTTCCTCAGCGACGCCCATTTTCCGTTCAAGCTCATATGTCCGCTCGATGACGTTGTTGTGCTTCTCGACGGTCTTCGTCAAATCCTTGATCTCCTGCCGGATCACATTGATCTGGCCCTGGATTTTTTCGTCGCTCAGCTCGCTGCGCTTGTCCATTTCGGCCAGCGTCGACCTGTGCGAGATCAGCCCTGTGATGACCGTGCCGACAAGGGCCAGCACGCCCGTAATGAGCGCCACGGTGATCGCCTCCGTCATTCGCGCACCACCTCCGCCTCGGGCCAGCGCGCCTTCATCGCGTCGGCCTCCGCCTGCGACACGTGGTGGATCGTCACGGTGTAATACGGTTTCATCGGGTCGGGCGGGGCGGTCTGCCCCAGCTTCTCAAGCGCCTGCGCCAGCGCCTTGTATGTCAGCGGGCCGGCCTCGCCGTCCGCCTCCAGGCCGTGATCCTCCTGGAATACCTTCAGCGCGTTGATCGTTTCGCTCCCCGCGTCCCCGTCGGCGCCGTATTTCGGCAGGGCGTAGCCCAGTTTCATCAGGTCCTGCTGCAGCTCCTTCACGTCCGTGCCCTGCGTGCCTTTGCGTATGATCCGGCTGCCAAGCTCGATGATCTCGGGCTTGATCTCGTCCGGCTGCCCGCTGTATTTGATCCAGGGCAGCTTTCCGTGCTTTGTCCAGTACCGCCCGTTCAGGCCGCTCTTTTTGCCAATGTTCAGTACCGCCGTGATCTGTACGCCGTTGTCCCAGCGGCCCGTGCACTCCACGGCCTTGCCGTCGCCCACGTACAGGCCCCAATGCCCGTCCATCCAAAGGCCCTCGCCGATCTCGATGTTGGAAAAATCGGCCGACTGGTCCTTGCATAGCTTGAAGAAATTGTTCGCGTTGTAGTCCGGCACGCCGTGCGCGCCGTGTACCGCGCCGCCGTACTTCTTGCTCTCGTCGCCGGTCCAGCCCCAGAGTGTGCCCTTGGTCAGGTTCACGCAGTCAAAGCCCCACACGGTCGGCGTCTGATCGGCCACGGCCTTCAGCGTCTCGATATGCGCCTTGGTGTACCACCCGTTCAGATTCTGGTTGGCCTTCACCGCGATGTTCGCGTCCGTGATCTTCCACCCGTACATCGCGTAGCCGTATATCGTCTTGTAATTCGTCGCAATGTCCAGATGCCGCGCGGCGATCTCCGGCCCGGTAAACAGGATTTCCGCCATCTGTCTCCCTCCCGTCTGTGAGTTAAAGTATTATTTAAGCCAGCGGTGAATTGGTTCCCCACTGCTCTACAAGTACATCATTTATCGCAACATTTCTGCCAGAGCCAAGCGGGATGTTGTGCGCGCATACAATATTTGTCCCAGTGACGGAGATGAATCTTGCACCTGTGTTATTGGTCGCCATGTTTTCCGTGATGATTGCATTTTCAAAACGCCCGGAAATACCGCCGCCAAGTCGATTCCCACGTATGAAAATGTTTTTACGATTGATCGCGGCATTCATCGTGATCCCTCCTGTGGCTGTGTTATCAACGATGGATATGCCTTTTTCATAGCCCCCGATAAATGTAATGCCTCCGTAGAAGTCACATTTGCTGATCTTGATACGATCCATATCATACTCATCGGAGCCCCCATGCATAGTAAACGCAGGGCGAACCGTGGCCCCTTCCGGCAATTCATAGCGCACCGCACACGAATCAAATGTAATGTCATACGAATTTCTATGCACTTGCAAGCATGTCTGATTACAGAATCCGGCTTCAAAGTTATCAATCAAGCAATCGGTTGTGTCTTCTGTCCCCAGTGCTTCATAGCCACAATTGATGCCCTTGCAATTCGTGACTCTTATATGTTCAGCATGAAAAATCATAAATCCCCAAGCAGGAGCATTGCTTGTTCTTCCCGCGAAATCATCCGGGAAAAAGTTCGCATCTTCTACTGTTACATCGTTTACAATATGGTCGTTCCCGACGATGAGCAATCCAACCTCCGGTTCGTCTTTAAAAGCCGCAGTTTGTCCCTTTATTTTGAAATGCTCCAAAGTACACGAAACTGCACCGTCTGCAAGCCTCATCATCGGGTATTTATAATTGTCTTGATCCTCTCTGTGTCTGGTTGACGAAAGTGTGAATGTATCTGCCAACTGGAAAATTGTTGACTGCCCTGATCCAATAACGTGTGTATTGGATGGGATAACAAGCGTACCAGAAAACTTATAAGTACCGCTTGGGAATCGAATCGTTTTCCCTTCCGCTGCCGCAAAAGCATTATTGATAGCATTTGTATCATCTGCAATGCCATCGCCCGTTACTCCATAATCTGCGAGATTTACGGTTTGACTATTGTTATCGCCAGAGCCTCCAATTTGGGACAGGGCGACATATTTGTGCAACACCAAATCATAATCTTGACCGATATTGACATTGACAACCAGATACCCGTCCTGCATCGCGGTGAGCGTCAAATCAGTCGCGGTGATGCTCGCTTCCGATACCCTCTGTAGCACATAGTTTTTGTCCACAAACGCCCATAGCCTCGGAGACGCGCCGCCCGTTCCGGTGATGGTTATCTGCTCTCCGGCCAGCAGGGGCAGTACAGCATATCCATAGTTTGCAGACGCTACTGTGGCGGTTACATCTATTACCGTGCCTGTTGGCTTTGCAGTGTATAACGCGGTGCCCCTGATAATGATTGATTTTACGTCTTTACTGCCAAGCTCGGATAAAATGTCAACACGATCTCTGTTCGCGTTTTGTAGCAATTGGATGGCATTGAGTGTAGATTCTCCGATGTAGCTTGACGCGCTCAAATTAAAAATTGCATATCCGTCTTGCTTGGCGATAATTGTTTCATCAACTGCACCTGCTGCGGAAATTGCATAAAGTTTATAATCAGAATCAGTTAACGCCCATGCTCTTGCATAACTATTTGTGCCTTTGCCTTTTATATAAAATTTGTCCGCGCTGGTGCATGGCACAATTTTATATTTAGCCGTTGAAGTTACAGGCGTTAATGGTACAACATTGCCGATGCCTACATTGGTTTCTAGCGTTCCTGTGAGCATCTCAAGCTTCAAATCAACTGGGTCAGAGTATGCTATTGCGCTCTTTACCTCCCCTGTCACCGCCTCTGTGATGTCCTCCAAAGTCGCCCGTTCCAGGGTCTCCACGCTCTGCCCGCCCACGGTCTCCGGCTGGGTAATCAGCACATGCGCGCTTTCTTTTATGCTCTGCGCCACGGTCTTCTCCGTAATTTTATTGACTGCCATATTCATTGCCTCCCTCACTTAAACGCTACGTAAAGGTATTCGATGTTCGCCGCGTTGCAATGCGTCCGCCCGTTGCTTGAATAGCCCACGGCAAAGCCGGCCGCCGTGACGGCCGCGCCGCCGTAGCCTCTGTTCAGCAGCGTCGTCGCGTCCTCGTACGCCGCCGACGCCGGGCTGTAGCCGCTCCAAATGTTGTTCCCCTCGCTGAAATAGCCGCCGAACACGTCTTCGCTGTTCGACCGGCCGTGCGGCAGCTCGATCAGGTACACCAGGCTCGGCTTGTACCCCAGCGTGATGTCCTTCCTGATCGTCCCGTCGCCGGTAAAGTGCCCCACGACGTAGTTCAGCGACACCGCCGCCTTCAGCGCGTCCAGGCTGTTCACGCCCGTGCCGCCGCGCGACACCGGCAGTATGCCGATGGTTATGTCATTCGCGCCGTGCGTGTGCGTTTCGGCCGCCGCGCCCACCTGGCTGTACGTCACGCTGTGCGGGTTCGTCTCGTCGTTCTTGTGGTCCAGAAACTCCTGGCGGCTTGCGTACGTCGCGTTCGGTATCACGTTCGCCGTGATGTTCTCACTCTCGCCGATCGCGATGATGACGCTTATGTGCTGCTCAATGATAACGCTCGATTCGCTCGGCGAGATCAGCTCTGCATACGTGTTGTCATAGCCGTATGCGTACAGGTATTCTTCCCCGTCCTCGTCCTCGGCGATCAGGCCAAGCTCGGTCCAGCGGAACGCCTCGGTGATGTCGGTCTGGTTGTTGAAGCTGGCCGTCATCTGTATGTAACCGCTCTCCTCGGTCCCTTCCGCCTGCTGTATCGGTATGTTGCCAAGGACCACGTTCTTCAGCGCGGTCATCGTCCTCATCGTCTCGCCGCTCTCCATGATGCCCTTGCCCACCTGGAATTTCGTAAATGTGATCTTCTCGCCGCCCGCCGCGCGCATCAGCAGCGTCATACCCGATTCCGTTATGATCGGCGCTGTCGAGAACATATCCCATCATCATCCTTTCTTCGTGTCTCCAAAAGCCTTCCCCATCAGGGGAAGGTGTCAGGGCCGCAGGCCCTGACGGATGAGGTCCCCGCGTCCCCGCGTCGCCTCTGCTCGATTCCACAGGGCCGGGCCACCGTTCACCCCTTGGCTCTCCCTCTGGGTCCGAACGCCCGGGAAACAGTCCGGTGGACTGTTTCCAGTGAGGACGGGCCGCCGTTCTCCCCTTGGCTCTCCCTCTGGGAGAGCTGTCAGCGAAGCTGACTGAGAGGGCGGCCCCGGAAGAGCTGTCGGCGAAGCCGACTGAGAGGGCTATTCGGTCATGCCGACCCCGTTTTCGTCCATCAGGAGCGCCCCGTTCTCGTCTCCCAGCCACGTCTCGCTCGTGACATCCGGCTGTTCCGTATTGGTCATCGTTGCCTCAACCGCGCCGTACAGCGCAGCGCCCACGTAAAGCTGCGCGTTCGTCTCGATGTCCGGCAGCTCGCACCGCATCTCGTCCAGCACGCTGCGCACGTTCTGCACGGTCTGGGCCGCCTGCCGCGCCCATGCTGTGTCGCTGACGTGATTCACGCCGGTCAGCGTCACTTTATAGTGATACGGCTGCCCGCCGTAAGCGGCCGCTTCGTACACCTCAGCGCCGTCGAAGTACGCGCCGATGTACCGCGCGATGCCCTCCGCCGTGCCATACAGGCGCGACAGGTCGTAGGCGTCGCGCACCCATCCGCGCTTGGCCTCAAGGCTCGCGGTGTAGCTGTACGGGATGTTGTACTCCCACGCCAGCTCGTCAAGCCGCCATTCCGGCATCGCGTCCGCGTCGTCGATAAGCCTTTTGCCCTGCTCCACCGCCGCGAGGAAGTCGTCCATTCCGGCCTGAAGCGCCTTTGCCAGCGCGTAGCCGTTTCTGTCCTTCGTCAGGAACTTTGGCAGCATCGTCATGATGTCAAATCCGGTCATGATCCGATCACCGCCAGCGATATAGTCCCCTTGCAGTACTCGTTCCCCTGTATCTCCGTATAGGCCACGGCCCCGCCGTCAAACTCGCTGTCCTCGCCCCAGATGACGCGCGTCGCGCCGGCCTGATAAAGCGTCGCCATCAATCGGTCCGGGTTGAACGCCCGCCCGATCGTCTGCTCCTGCCAGGTCTGGTATTCCTGGACCGCGGCCGTGATCTGCGCCTGCGCGCTGGTGCTGCCGTCGTAGCTATACTCCACGTTCAGCGTGTAGCTCACCGGCGAAGCCGCCGCGACGGTCACCGTGTCGGTCAGCGGCCTGACGCTCTGATCGTTCAGCGCGTCCTCCACCTGATCGATCAGCGCCGCCAGGCCCGTGTCTGATTTCGGCAGGATGTACACGCCCACCTGACCCGCGCCCTCGTTCAGCGCCCGCGCGTCGATGATCTCGCTGCTGACCGCCTTGGCCGCCGCTTCATACTGCTGCCGCGGACCGGTTGATACCGTGCTCAGGCCGTAGGTGCGTATGCGCTCGCGGTAGCTCTCGTCGTCCTCCCGGTCCTGACCGCCCGCCGCGCTCTGCGTGCAGACGATCCGCACCGCGCCGTCGATCGGCACGAGGCTCTGCATCTCCGTCCCCGCGATCAGGCCGTTACCGACGCTCCCTGTCTGGCTGCATGTGACGGTCACGGTCAGCTCCTGCTGATAGCCGCCCGTCGCCAGCTCCTCGTCGGTCGTGTAGATCACCGCGCCGTCCGCGGTCAGCGCCGTGCCCTGGGCGATGGTCCCGGCCGTGCCGGTCGCCGCCAGACTGATCCGCACGGTCGCGGTCGCCGCCGCCGCCTCGATCCGGTAGCAGTTCCGTTTCTCGCCGTACGCGTCCAGGTAATCCCGCACCGCGTACCTGAGCGTGCTCATCCTCAGCGCGTTGTCCACGCCGGCCAGCGCCTGCATCATGATCTGCAGCGCCGCGCGCAGAAACATTTCTTTCTCGTCGCCCGGGTACAGCGGGTCGCCGCCCGCGTCCACATACGCGCTCTGCATGTCCCGCATGATCTCCTCGGGGTCATACGTGATATAGTGCAGCTCGTTGTCGTCCATGCCGCTTCAGCTCCTCTCCGATTACTGCCAATTTCGGCTTTACCTGATATGGTTCGTCCCCGGGGTCGTCAGGGGCCTGCCCCTGACTTTCAATCCGCAGGACCGGCTTCGCCGGGCCGAGGACAGGGACCAAGTGTCCCTACCTCGCGGGCTTTGCGCCCGAACCGCGCAGCGGTTCAGCAAAGCCCGTTAACCCCGGCGAGGGGGTGGCCTCGGAGGGGGAACCGCAGGCTCCCCCTCCGACTTATTCTGCGATTTCTACGGCGCATTTTATGATCGTCTCGCCGTCCTCCACGCCGATCATCGCGTTTATGACCTCGACATTCGGCTCCCACAGCATCACCCGGTCAAGCTCCGGCATGAGTAGCGTCCTGGCCTGCGTCAGGGGCATATCGTATATCTTCGGGTTCAGGCCCCGCTGCCGGTCGTATGGGACCTCGCCCATCCGGCACATCAGCAGGTTTTTGGCGTTCTGCAGCGTGCGCCTGGTCGCGTCCCGGCTGCACTCAAAGTCGATCGGCTCCTGCCGGTCCGTGATCTCATATTTCGCCAATAGTATTCACCCCTCCGACCATCATTTCCCAAATTTCCCAAATGAATTCGGTACAAGCCGCGCCAGGCGCGTGTAGATGGAGTTGTTCCAGGACGTCACGCCGGTCAGCACGTTGTACGCGCGCTCGGCGCTCTTGTTCGCCAGCTCGACCACGTCCAGCACCGAATCGATTTGCTTGCCGACCGGATCATTGCCGGTCCTGACCACCTTGCCGCCGCTGCCGCCCGAACCGCCGCCGGATGTCCCGCCCGATATGCTGCCATCGTACTTCCCGCATTGCTTCAGCGTCCAGCTCACTTCGGCGTACGTCCATTTGCCGTCGCCGGTCATGGTCACGCTGCCGATGCTCGCGTCGGTGGACATAAAGCTCGACGGGAACAGCTTCGCGCCGTTTATGTAAAAGTACCCCTGCTCGCCCAGGCGCGCGCTCTCGGTGATGGCCAGCGCCATGCCCTGCACGTCCACGCCAAGCGCCGCGTTCAGTATCGCGGTCAGCGTGATCTTGTACCCGCCCGAATTTTTCTTGCTGGTGTACTTTTCCCCGCCGTTGGTCTTGTCCTCGGTCTCAGCCGAAACCGCGATGGTCAAATCCTTGAAGGCGCGTATCTCGCCCGGCGATACAAAAAACGATATGCCGCCGTGCCCGCCCCATTGGATCAGCTCGTTCATGCGCTCACTCCCTCCACGGCGCTCTGTCCGGGACCGCCGCCGCGTTCGTCTCGACGGGTGCGTCGATCCGCGGCAGATACAGCCTCTCGCTCCCGTCAAAGGCGGGCTTGCCGACCAGCTCCGGATTCAGGCACATCAGCTCCGCCGCGTATTTCTCGCTGCCCCAGATCGCCCGGGCCGCGCTGTCAAACGTCTCGCCCGCCGAACAGGCGTATACATACCCGCTCCATTCCATTTTCGGCTCCCCTCTCTTTCAAACCCCGTCGCCTCTGTTTGATTCCGCAGGGGCAGCTATGCTGCCCCGAGGACTGGGACCAAGTGTCCCTACCTTGCGGGCTTTGCGCCCGAACCGCGCAGCGGTTCAGCAAAGTCCGTTGACCCCGGCGAGGGGGTGGCCTCGGAGGGGGAACCGCAGGCTCCCCCTCCGACACACGTTACGCGTATACTTCAACGCTGTCCCTGAATTTTTGATTCTCGATCGCGCTGCGGATCATCCGCATCAGCCGGTCCTTGTCCGCCGCGAGCGCGCCGGCCACGCCGGTCGCGTCCCCCGCGTTGATGACCGGGGCGTAGTTGACCGTCATCGTCTGGCCGCCGCCGCCCAGGCCGCCGTACCGGCTCATCAGGTCGCCCCACGTGAATCCGCTGGCCGCGCGGGCCGCGTTCAGTAGGTCGGCCGTCCTGATGCTGTGCTCCTCGGGGATCGCCCATTCCGCGCCGGCGTCGCCGAATATGCTCGGCTGCGTCGCGCGGCCGCCCTCGGCGAACAGGTCCAGCGACACGTAATTGTGCGGGACCACGCTCATCGTCTTGGTCGGCGGTTCGTAGGCGTCCACCGCGCTCGTGTCCAGCTCCGCCACGACCGTCATGTCGAACGGTGGCAGATTGTTCATCTGCTCCGTCATTCCATCGATTTCCGCCCGTACCCGTTCGATTTCGTCAATGCGCCCCTGCGCCTGCGCTTGCTTTTCCTGGTATTCGCTTAGGCTCAGGCCATAATCAAAAAGCCCGCGCTCTTGATATGGCGTTTCGACCGTCCTGACGTCCTGGTCATATCCGTTCAGCAGCCTGTCAAGGTAAAGCTGCCGTTCCTCGATGTCCTGGCGTTGGGCTTCTGTCTGCGAATCAAGGATGTCCGCGCTGCCCATCAGCAGTTCTGACGCGTAGTCCGCGGCCTCCATGAGGCCCTTGTAGTAGTTGCTCGTCGCGTCATTGCCGAGGTATTGTCCAAACTTGTTCCGGTTCGAGAATATCCAGCCAAGGTCAGTCGCCATCTGGCGAAGCTCAGCCGATGTCATGCCGTTGAGTATCGCCGCCGAATCGTTTGTGAATGACCAGCCGCCGTTTTCGTCGACCGCAAGCGACGACAAAAGCCGCCACGCCTCGCTGACTGTGCTGTCGTCGAACATCACCTGCATGGCCGCCGCGTTCACCGCGCCGTACTTGTCATACGTGCTCTGCCGCGCCCGCTGCCACTCGTCATAGAGCTGCGCCTCGAACAGCGCCCAGTCCTCCTCGCTGACCGCCCGCTGTTCACCGTCGACCGTGTAGTATGTCAAACCGTTCGCGATCGCGTCCTCATAGGCCGCGCGGTAGTGCGCCCACTTGCCCCGGTACAGCGTGTCGATCGCGTCCAGCTCCTCCTGCTGCTTCTGAAGGTTCTCCTCAAAGAAGGGCTTTATGCCCTCCGCGCTCAGGTGCTGCGCGTCGAACAGCTGCTCAAGGAAGGCCTCCCGGCTCATCCGGTCCTGTATCTCGGCCTCGATCTGGTTGTATCGGTCGATCGTGGCCTGTATCGCCATCCGCTCGTTTTCGTCCAGCACGCCGTCCGTCAGCGCCAGCGTGAACTGCCGCCTCAGCTCCTCGCCGATCGAGTGCGCCTCGGCGTACAGGCCCTCGTAATAGCTGTCAACGACCTGCGCCGCCGTGTTGCCGGCCTCGATCTGCTCCGCGCTCTCCTGATCTCCGAACAGGAGTTCAAGAAAGCTCATGTCCGTGCCCTTGGCGAGCGCGATGCCGTCCGTGATGGCCTTGTAAATGTCATCCGCGTAGCTGTACAGTAGGCTCTGCTCGTCCGGCGTCAGCGTCTTGCCGGTCAGCACGTCCGTAAGCAGATTCTCGTTCAGCCGCGTGACCAGGTCGGAGTATTTGCCCGTCGCGCCCTCAAGCGCGCTCTCAAACGTGCTGATCTGCCCGTACTCTCTGCTGAATTTGGTCCCCAGCCCATCCACGTGCGCGCCGAGTTCGTCGAGGTCCAGCTCCAGATCGCCGAAGTGCGAGTTGAACTCGATCTCGTTCAGCTTGCTCAGAGCGCCCGCCAGCGCGCCCGCGCCGATAGCCAGGCCGACCATCGTCAGGCCGACCGGGCCGAGCGTGCCGAAAATCTTCATTGCGCCGCCCACGACGATCAGGCCCGGGCCGAGCGTCGCCAGCGCGGTCATGCCGCCCACCAGCGCGCTCAGGGTCGGCTCGTCCAGCCCGTTCAGCCAGTCGACAAGGCTGCCCAGCGCGTCGGCCAGCCGCTCGATGAACGGAGCCAGCGTCTCTCCGACCTTGTTCTTGAACTCCTCCCACTTGCTCAAAAGCGTCTCGATCGAGCCGGTCAGCCCGCTCATCATGGTATCGGCGACCGATGCGGCGTAGCCCTCGCTGTCGCCGATGTTGGTGAATAGCTCGTCTATGCTCCCGTTATCGATCGCGTCCAGGATCGCCAGCGCGCCGCTGATGCTGCGCATCGGGAATATTTTCTTCAGAACGTCGTACCGCTCTTGCTCGCCTTGCGGTAGTACGGCGTGCAGGTTTTTGAAGATGTCGATCATCGGCAAGAGGTTGCCTTCAGCGTCATACGCGCTGAATCCAAGCTCATTCAGATAGTTAATCTGATCCTCAAAGCCGGCAAGGTCTTCTTCGCTCAGCTCCTCGGCGCTGATGCCCAGCAGGTCCATCGCGTCGCTGGCCTGCTTTGTCGGGGCGACCAGGCGCAGCATCACGTTGCGCATCATCGTGCCCGCCGTGCTGCCCGTGATGCCCGCGTTTGCCATGACGGCCGCCATCGTGAACAGCTCCTGCGTGCTGTCGCCGAACAGCGCGCTCGCGCTCAGCGCGGTGAACGTCTCGCCCATGCCCTCAACCGTCGTCGCGCTGGCGTTGGCCGATTTGACCCACTGGTCGATCATCGTGCCCATGTCGCCGAACTCGGTGTGGGTCGTCTTCATGATCGGGACCAGGTACTCCATCGCGTCGGCCAGGTCAAGGCCGCCGGCCTGCGCCAGAAGCATCGCCTGCGGGATACCCTGGACCATCTCGTCGAACGTCCAGCCCGCGTGCGCCGCGTCCTCGATGGCCGCCGCCACGTCATTTGTGTGGAATATGGTCGTGCTCGCCCACACCCTGGCGTACTGATCGAGCTGCCGCATGTCCCGGCTGAACAGCGTCATGCTGTCGTACTGATCCCGCAGCACGCCCTTGACGCCCAGCATCCGGTCCTCGTAGTCCCGGTATATGTTGACGGATTCCTTCTCGAACTGCCGCACCTTCGCGCCGATCTGGTCTATCTGTGTCCCCAGCGATTCGATGCTGCTCCCGAGCTGCGTGAACGACGGCATCTGCTGGCCCATCAGCCGGATGACCGCGTCAAGTGTTTTTTGAGCCATTCATTTCACCGCCTTTATCTGTCAACTCAGTCGTCAGGGGCCGCAGCCCCTGACTTCAAATCCGCAGGACCGGCTTTGCCGTGTCCGAGGACGCGGACCAGGTGTCCGCTTCCTTGCGGGTTTTCCGCCCGGAAATCCGCAGGATTTCAGGAAAACCCGGCAGGGGTGTCCGGAGGGGGAACGCGTTCCCCCTCCGCCGATTCACTCTATCTGTCCTATGATCCGCCCCCGCCCGTCATTGAAGGCAAAAAAGAAAACCGCCGTCCCGGGCGCGTACCTTTCCGGTGACGGCAGCGCGTAAAACAGGCATCCCGGCCTGTCTATGCTCCGCACGTCGCAGCGGGCCGTCAGGCCCTCCGCCGACGCGGTCACGACGCCGCGCTCTATGTAAGCGCCCCACGGGGCGCATATATCCTTTCCCATACTCATCACCTTATCGTGTCGATCACGCGCTTCAGGCGCGCGCTCGTCCTCCGTCCGATCAGGTCATGCTCCGCCTCATCGATCAGCCATTTTCCGTCCATTTCCGTGCCCCCGTCTATGTCCACGCGGGCCATCGCGCTCAGCGCGTAGTTGAGTTCGGTCTCCAGCGTCACGCGCTCGGCGTCCCGGTTGTGCATCAGCGTCAGGCCCCTGGCCCATCGGCCCGCCTGTGCGGCGTCCATCGCCGGCAGGTGTGAAAAAGTGATCGTGTTCTCGCCGTCCGCCGCCGTGTCGCGCGCGGTCGCCTTCGCCCACGGCGTTTCTATTGTCAGCGCGCTGTACTTCATGTCGTTTCGGCGCACGTAGGTCACGCCCTCCTGATCCGCGATGACCCGAATCGTCATGATCGGGTCGCGCGCCTGCGCGTATGCGATGCCGATCCCGCGCAGCGCCCCGCCGTACACCTTGACGGTCATGCCCTCCCACGCGCCCACGCGCGCCAGAAAGGCCGGCGCGCTCTCATACGCGCGCACGATAAACGGGTAATTCAGGTTCTCGTCCAGACCGTACAGGCCGTAACTCATCCGGCACTCGGCCGCGCACCGCTCCATCAGGGTCTTCAGCGTCACGTCCCTGTATGTGCCGCAGCTCTTTCTCACGCCCTCGCGCCGCATGCTGCGCGCGATCACGCGGTAGTCGTCGTCCTCCGGCGTCACCGCGGCCAGATACAGCGTCCCGGTCGTGAAACCGCCGTCCGTCACGACGATCTCATCGTCGGCTTTCGGCCCCCACCTGTACCATTGAGAGGCATGGCCGAGCGTCAGTTCCATCGCGTCGCACCGCCCGCCGGACACGTCCCTGTGAACGCATCCGGTGATCTCCGCGTACCGCGTGATGTCCTTCCCTTCCCAGTAAAGCTCCATGCCTCCCAAATCTCCTCTCATCTATGCCTCGCGGCTTCGCGCGCCTCCGCCTCGCGGTCCAGCACGGCGATCAGCGCCTGCCGAAACGCGAGAAAGTCTATCACGCTCATCTCCATGTACGACGTGACGGGCGTGTATGAAAGGCGCGCCGTTTCCATCACGCGTTCGTAATACGCATCGACGCCGCCAACGAGGACGACCTGAAAAAAAGCGTTGCGACGTTGATGGCCCCGATGGCGTCCATCATGCCCATGCGGTTTTTGATGTCCGTCGCGTCAAGGCCGGTCGTGCACTTGGCCGCCGCCGCCGCGAACAGCGCCAGCGCCTGCGTCTCGGTCATGTCGCCGCGCTGGTTGCGCACGCTCGTCCCGTCGTTCAGCGCCCGGGCGAACTCCCAGCCCGTCAGCGCGGTAAAGTCGTATTCCAGCTCGCCGTATTCCTTCTCGCCGTCCTTGATCGGCGTTATCAGCTTCATCTTGCCCTTGCCGATCTTGTTGGCGATCCGCATCGGCGTCTCCGGGTCGAATGGTTTGTTCTCGATCGGCGCGTCCGGCGTCTCCGGCGCGGTCATCGTCTCTCTGACTTCCTCACTCATGGCGTTACTCCTTTTCTCCATTCATGTATGGAGGGGGAACCGCAGGCTCCCCCTCCGACCCCTTGCCTTCCCCGCGTAGGGGAAGGTGGCCCGAAGGGCCGGATGAGGTCTTCTTACTTCAGCAGTTTCTCAACGTCTCCCGAATAGTCCACGCCGTTCATGCGGATGATGTTGTTCGGGCCGTCGACCAGAAGGGTCTGCACGCCGTCAACGATCTCCTCATAGCGCACCAGCGAGTACTTGTCGGTGCTGCCCCACGGGTTGCCGGTCTCGATCGTGCCCTTCTCGGTGGACTTGTGCATGCCGGTCAGGCGGTACTTCACGCTCTCGTACTCGATCTGCGTCTTGCTGGTCGTGTACTTCTGGCGCACCGTGCGGAACTCGTCGTCATGCAGCCCGGGCGTAGCCAGGTACTGCGTGTTCGTCCCGTTGTTGTGCGCGATGGAGTATTCCGCCGCGTTGAACTTGGTCATGTCAGGCACGTCCATCGCCAGGGCGAGGCCGCTGGTCGTGATGGATGTCGTCGGGTGCTCCAGCGTGGGCAGCACCACGCTGGTCACGTCCTCGATCTCGCGGTTGTTGTCCTTCAGCAGGTGGTCAACCACGTTGATTTTCATGTTCTTCTTGCCCATGTCTCGTCACTCCCCTCTTACGCCGTGACGCCGTTGAACGTCTCGTAATAGGTGCTGAAGCCCTGATCGGTCCAGATCACGATCGCCTTCAGGCTCTTAGCCAGCGGCGAGACGGTCACCTGGAACTCGAACACGAAGTCGCCCTTGTACACGTCGCTGTCGGCGATGGATTCGGCGTCCAGATTCGCGCGGCCGTACAGCAGCGCGCCCATGGCGACCAGCGCGTCCAGCCGGCGCTGCTCCTCGGACACGATGCTCGCGATGTCGTTCGCGGTCAGCGGCTGGTCCACGTTCACCGGCCTGCGGCGCTGGAAGTCGTTGCTCAGGTAGTACAGCATCATCCGGTTGGTCTCCGACGAGCTGGCAAGCGTCGCCGTGCCCTCGGTGTAATCCGCCGCGTGCGCGCCCCAGATGGCCCAGCGCCCGCCCACGAAGGCAGCGCTGGCGATGCCGTGCTTGTTCAGGTTCTCGTTGATGATCTCGTCGTCGAACACGCGCGCGTCGTCCTCGCTGCCCAGCCACAGGCGGCTGATGATCGCGGCCTCGGTGTTGGACGCGCTGTGATACGGCATGTCGTCATTTCCGGCCAGCAGCTCAAGGAAGTTCGCCGCCGCCAGCACGCTCAGGTGGTACTTCTTGCCATCCACACCCAGCGCCATCGGGAAGTACACGGTCTCGTTGGCCTTGTTGAAGCCGTTCTCCGCCTTGTACTCGGCCACGGTCGCCATCGTCAGCGGGGTCGAGCCGTTCATCAGCGGCAGGTCCACGAACATCCACATGTCCCAATGCCCGTTGACCTTATGGCTCAGCGCGGCCATCGCCTCATGCACGGCAGGGATCGAGCCAAAACCAGGCGCGATCATGTAGCCGGGGATATACCCGGTCAGCGGGTACACGTTCTTGATCGTGTACAGGCCGGTGTTCGTGCCGATGCCGTCGGTCGTTCCGATGAACTTTGCGGTCGTGAACTGGGTCATGTCGATGGTCTTGTAGCTGATCGTCACGCCCGTCACGGTGGCAGAGCCGGTCCCGCGGTTCACGCTCCAGTCCCTGATCTGGCGCACGGTCATCACGCCGTCCTCATACGCGATCTCGTAGTCCGTGTCGCGCACCAGCGTGTACGAGCCGTCGCTGGTCAGGGCCTGCGTCACGGTCAGATCGTTCTGGATCGCGCCGATCCCGTCCGCCACGACGAAGTCCGCGATCTTGCCGCCCGCGCCCGGCTCATGGGTCACGGTCGTCGCGGTCTGGCCCCGGTTGTCCATCGGGTCAAAGGTGTTGATCATCACCAGCGGGCCGATTCCCTTGACCTCGAAGAAGTAGTGCATCGCCTCGCACAGCGTCCAGCTCGCCCAGTCGTCGCTGTACCCGAAGTATTTCTTCGCCTCCGCGAAGTTGCGCACGACCACCGGCCTGTTCACGTTGTCCCCGCCGGCCGCGGCGGTGTGGACGGGCGCGGTGCCGACGCACACGATGGCGCTCTGGCCTTCCAGGGCGATCCGGCTGCCGGTCCCCCTGGTGTCGCCATACGCGCCATGCAGATATTCGCTCATAGTCTTACCCTCCCTGTCTTAATCATCTCAGCAGTCTCCCGATCTCCTCGTTGTACTCGTCCGCGTGGCACTGGAACGTCACCGTCACATAGCCGATGTACACCGGCCGCCGGTCCGCCACGTAGTGCTGATCCGAGTACAGCCCGTAGGTCATCTCGGCCTCGTTGAGAAACATGTCTGTCCCGGGGATCGATTTTCGCCCCAAAAGGCCGTCCCTGAAATCGTCCATCCAGTTCAGCAGCGTCTCCACGCCCTCCTGCGTGCCGTCCGATATCAGGCTCATGTCATACGCGCCGCTCATCGCGTTGTCGATGAATCCCGGCATCCTGACGCCGTCCTCGTACACGAAAAACAGCACCTGCGCGCTCAGGCTCTGGCCCATTTCCTTCGGCCTGTGCACGTTGTTGTAGCGGTCGAAGCGCTGCTCCTCCATGTACTTGGCGTAGCTGGTCACCGGCATGATGATGATGCCCGGCGTCACGTTCAGCGGATCGACCTCACCGCTCAGCGGGCGCGAATCGTCCGGCCGCGTCGGCGTGAACGCGAGGTACACTTTCGGCTCCTGCCGCACGATCTTCCGCACGTCCATGTTGGGCGCGGGCGTCTTCATCTCGCGGCCCTGGCATACGGTCTCATACGTCCATTGCCGAAACTTCCTCAGCCTTTCAACCGTCCTCAATTCCGGCCCGCCCCCTTCCTCCGGAAGCGCGCGGGCTTCGGCCCTGCGGAGCGCTTCGCGCTGTCCTCGCGCCTCGTCTCGCTTCGCTCGACCTCCATACGGCTCATCTCATTCCTCATAGCCTGCCACCGCCTTCGGGCTTACGGTCGTCAGCACGATGGTCAGCATGTCCATGTCGTCCTGTATTTGCAGGATCTTCATGTGCATGTGGTCAAAGAATCCGTGCTCGTTCGGTATGCGCCGCCCGGGCCAGTCCTCCTTGCGCACATAGACCGTCGTGTCGATCGTGTTGTTGTCCCACGAAATATCGTTGACGTTGTTGTTCTTGCGCTTCAGGGCCGCTTCGTCGTCCGTCACGCATCGAAACGGAATGCCGTTCCACGTGTGTTCGGACCCAAAATGGTCCATGCGGATGAACACGCGGCTCCGATCCGCCTCCACGCGCGTCTTCAGGCTCATGTCCCATCACGCCTTTCTGCGCTTTTTGCGCTTCTTGCCTTCGGCCTTCCCGCGCGGCGCGGCCGCCGTGTCCCTGACCGGCTCGGCCATGCCCTGCTCGATCAGGCGCAGCGCGTAATGATCCGGCAGCTCGCGGGGCTTCCCGTCCACGACCACGATCATTTGGCCTTACCCCGCTTCTTCGGCTTCTCAGGCTCCACCAGCGCGTCCATCACGTCGATCTCCGGCGCGTCCGGCTCCTCGTAGGCCGCCTCGGCCTCATCGTCCGGCTCCGCAGGCGCGTCCGGCGCTTCGGTCGGCTCCTGAATCGTTTCCGGCTGCGCTTCGCTTGCGTCGTCCGCTTCGGGCGCGTCCTCGCGGATCGCGCCCGACTTCAGCAGCCGCTTCACGAACGCCGCGTCCAGGCTATCGGGCAGGACCTCGCCGGGCGTGTACTCCGTGCCGATGTAAGTCACTGCGATATACATGGCCGCTCCTTTCGTCACAGCACCGAGCCGACGACCCAGCCGTCGATGTTCTCCGGCACGATGGTCGGCCGGCTGGTCAGGCGGTTCTTGGTCGCGTTGCTCTCCACGGACGAGTACTTCAGCGGCACTTCCTTCTTGATGTAGGTGATCGGGTCGCCGTCGGCCTTCTCCACCTGCGTCACCGGGCCGTGATACTCGATCAGCATGCCCTTGTAGCCCATGATGAGCTTGCCGCTGGGCATGATGGGCTTCTGCGTGCCGTCGTCGTCGATGAACGTGCCGGCGAACGAGTACATCTCCACGCCGTCGATGTTGTGGCCGATGAAGCGCACGCCCTGGCCGCGGTACTTCGCGTTGATCTCGCCGATGTTCACGTTGCGGATGTCAAGGTGCTGTACGTAGCTGGAGTTGTACAGGATCGCGTTCGCCACGTCGGGGGCCATGATGATCCACTCGACCATGCCAAGGCCGGCCTGCGCCAGGTCCAGCATCTTCTGCATGTCGCTCTCGATCTTCGCGCCGCTCTGGTCCCAGGCCGCGCTGTCCGAGCCGGGCGTGAAGTTGTTCGTGAAGCCGTAGTCCGCGATCAGGTTGGGCTTCTTGCTGCGGCCCTCGTTGGTGTACTCGAACAGCTCCAGCTTGCCGGTCAGCGCGACCTGGCGGGCCATATGCTCGCGGCGGCGCTGGATGGCCTTGCGCATGTCCACAAGGTCCCTAGCCTGCATCTTCCTGGCGCGCTCAGCGGGCGTCATGCCGCCCAGAATCTTCTCGCCGAAGCTGCGGCCGTAGAGCTGGTTGACCTCGATCACGCGCTCGGGCGCGATGGTCGCAAAGCCGATCTCGCGGGTCTGGAATCCCTCGCGCTCCATCAGGACGCCGCCGGTCCCCGCGTGGACCACCGGGGCCATCTTGCGGTTGCCCTTGCGGTAGTCGTAGATCGCCTTGTCGTCCTCCACCGTGCCGCCGTCGCGCACGGTCATGTCGTGCAGGAACGTATACTCCGGCTCCATCAGGTCGATGGCGGCCAGCTGTGCCCTGGTATCATAGATGTCCATATGTTTTATCCTCCTTCTTCGTCAAATTCAGGTCAGGACCCAGTCACGCTGTTCTCGAACGCAGGCGCGCTCTCCACGCTCTGGTCGAAGAAGATGCCCTGAAGGCCCAGCACGACCTTGTGCGCGGCGGTCACCGGGGTCAGCGTGCCGCTGTTGTTGTACATGACCTTGCCGTCGATGAAGCGGCCGGTCTGGTACGCGGCCGCGTTCTCGGCCACGGCGGTCGCGCCGCTCGCGGGCGCGGAGCCTGTGTCGATCTCCTCGTTCAGGACGGCCAGCGCGCTCGTCGTCGCGATGTTGGCCGAAGCGGCCGCGGCCCACAGGCCGCTGGCCTTGCGATAGACCACCGTGCCGCGCTTGACGGGGCCGTTGCCAGGCTCCATGGGGATCGCGATGGGTCGAGCGTTGATCGGATCGGCGAGCAGATGCTCGGGCGTGCTCGTGCCGATGGTGTCATACAGATTAGCCATTGTGTTTGTCCTCCTTCCGTTCTCAGTACATGCCGCCGTCAGCGCCGCCGCGGTACGCCTTCGCGTAGGCGGCCATCGTCTCGGCGTTGCGCTTGATCTCCTGCGCCTCGTCCCCGTCCGTGTCGGTAGACGCGCCGCCGGTCACGGCCTGCGCGGGCGCGGTCTCCTGCTGCCGGGCGGCCATGTAGGTCGGCCCCTTGGCCTTCATCGCGGCCACCAGGCTGCGCTGGTAGTCGGTCAGAGAGGTCCCGCTGCGCTTCGCCTCGTCCGCCATCGCCTGGTACTCGGCCATCGGCGGGGTGATCGCGTCGATGTCGTCCTGGCGCTGCCGGTCGGCGGCCACGGCGGCCTGCTCGATCTCCTGCAGCAGTGCCGGGTTCTCCGCACGAAGCTGGTCAACATTCAGTTCCTTGATGTCCATGGTTCCGTTGTCCTCCTCGTTATTTATTTCAGTCGAGTCCCCGGCAACTGGAGCCTCGTTACTGACTGTCGCGTCTTCTGTCACGCCGATGTCGTCAGGGATCGCGCGGTACAGGCTCTTCATGGCAGTCATGACGGTCTGCGTCACGCACGCGGCCGCAGGCAGCGCGTGTTCCGCGCCCTCCTCGGTCAGCTCGTCGCAGAATCCGTACTTCACGGCGTCCTCCGCCCTGAACCACGTCTCCTGATCCATCCACTCTTTGATCCGCTCGTCCGCCTGGCCGCTTTTCTGCGCGTAGAAGACGCGCGCGGTCTCCTCGATCTGGCGCAGGTGGCCGACCTCCTTCTCAAGGTCGTTCGCGCTGCCAAGGGCGATTGTCCACGGGTTGTGGATCATGTACTCGCTGCCCGGCGCGATGCTCACGCGCGCGTCCGGCAGCGTGGCGATGATCGTCGCCGCGCTCGCGCACAGGCCCTCGATGCGGATATCGATCTTGTCAAAGCCCGCGCCGTTAAGCGCCGCGCGCATCGCGACCGCCTCGGTCACGACGCCGCCCGGGCTGTTGATGCGCAGGTTCAGATTCTTCGCGCCCTTCTTTTTCAGCTCTTTGATCGCCGCGTCAAAGTCGGCCGCGCACTTGTCGTTGGGAAAGTACTCTCTCCAGAACTTCCCCATGTCCTGCACGATCTCGCCGTACAGCATGATCTCGCCGGTTTCCGGGTCGTCCGCGCTCATGTTCGCGCGGTACGCCAGATGAAAGATGTCTCTGGGCATTACTCCTCATCTCCCTGTCTCGTCGGTTCTTCCTCGTCGCTTTCATCCGCGCCGCCGGTCTGACCGCCCGCGCTCACCTGCGCCGCGAGCTGGGCGAACTCCTTCAGCGCCTCAAGCTCGCGCCGGCGCTGGCGGATGTTCTCGGCCCAGTCATTGCCGTTGTATTCGCTGGCCTCCTGCTCCTGGGTCGTGATGTTGTTCGCGATGCGCGCGGCGGCCGCATTGACCTCCTTCAGCGGGTCAACATGGCCCATGCTCGCGCCCATCCACATGCAGCCGCACCACGCCTGCCTGATGGCCGGGTCGTCAAAAAAACCGGGCGCGTCGATGCGTCCGGTCGCCACGGCCTCAGAAAGCCATTGCTCATAGATCGGCTGGTTGAACGCGGCGTTGAACCGCGTGCGGTACACGCGCACCGTGCGCCAGAAGTCCAGCAGCGCGGCCCGCGCGGCGGTGTAGTTGCTCTCGTACTTCTTGGTCAGCACTTCCTTGGGTATCTCCATGCTGCTGCCGATCACGGTCTCCATCGCCGCCACGTACTTGTCGAACGTCGCGTTGTTCCTGGTCGGGTTGACCTCGTGCACCTTTTTGCCGAAGGGCAGGTCCAGCACCACGCCCGGGCCAAGCTCGTAATGGTACTCGTCGTTGGTCACGCGGTCGTCCTCGTTGACGACCTCCTCAAGCCCGGTCACGCCGTCGTCCTCGGTGCTCTCAAGAAACACGCTGAACATGCTCGCCACAAGGTTTGCCGTCAGCTCGCTCTTGAGGTATCGGTCGAACTGTTTCAAAAGCTCGATCTCCGCCGCGACGAACGGGATGCCGCGCCGCTGCTCCGGCCGCTCCGACGTCATGATGTGCAGGATGTTCGGCGCGCCGGTATCGCGCCCGAAGGCGTCTATGCTGTTCCATTCAAGCTGCTCTGTTATGTTCCCGGCCAGCGGATGGTGGTTGGCGATGTGGTAGCGCACCACAGCGCCCTCTTTGTCGATCTCCACGCCATCGATGATCCGGCTGCCGGAATCGAGGTTGCTGATCTCGCTGTCGCCGCTGGAATTGGGCGTGCTGATCCGGTCGGCCTCCAGAAGGCGCACCGTGGTCTGGTAGGGCGTGCGCGCGTTCGGCTTCAGGCCGAACAGCGCGAACACGTCGCCGCTGACCAGCATTGACAGAAACGCGAGCTGCTGCATCTCGTAAAAGTTCTTTGACCGCTCCGCGTCGCAGAACGTGTTGTCCGCCCACAGCTTAAACTCGCGCAGGATCATGTGCTCTGTCTCCTGGCGTACCTCCTCGCTCATGCCCAGAAAGTCGCCATCCAGTTTCGGTTTGGGCTGTATGCCCCAGCCGACCACGCTCGTCGTCAGGGCCAGCGGACCGCTCCTCGCCAGGCCCCCGCCGGTGAACAGGTCTCGGCTGCGCTGCCGCAGCGTCGAACCGTGGATGTCTATGTCGTCCTCGGCCGCGCCGCCGTTGACGATCCAGCCCACCATGCTGTTCAGCGTCTGGCTCGCGCCGTGGTTCCCGTAGCTCATCCGCGCGCCGCCCGTCTTCGGCTTCGCCGGGCCGGCCTTGTGCGTCTTTTCGCTGTTCGCAGGCGCGTCATCGCCAGCGCCGGTCGGCGCGCCTGTCCCCAGCCTCGCCCGAATCCGCTCCCACAGCGTCTTGTCTTTATCGCCCATTTTGTCTTTTACACTCCTTCCCCCTGCCTTTAAGCTCGTTCGTTCTGCTTCATTCCGCAGGGCCGGCTTTGCCGGTCCGAGGACAGGGACCAAGTGTCCCTACCTTGCGGGCTTTGCGCCCGAACCGCGCAGCGGTTCAGCAAAGGCCGTTGACCCCGGCGAGGGGGTGGCCTCGGAGGGGGAACCGCAGGCTCCCCCTCCGACCTTTACAGGTCCCTTGGCACAACCTGCACGGCCCGCTTGGTTCTCATATTGCCCTCAAGCCCCTCGATGGTCTTCGCCAGCTCCCTGATCCGCTGCTGGATCACCGGCAGATCGAGGCTCGTGAACTCGCGCGAGCCGATCTTGTAGTGCTTCGCCTGCCCGTCCACCAGCGCGATCTCGGCTTCCTTGTACAGCGCCAGAAGGCTCCTGGCCTCCGTCAGCGTATAGGCCGATATAAACGCCATGCTTTAACCCCCTCAAACCTTGACGCCCTCGCTCAGCACGCGCCGTTTCTTTCTCTTTTCCACCTGCTGCTTCGTCTCGATCACCGGCTCGTCCTGACCGCTCAGCAGCTTCTCCATCCTGTCGAAATTCCAGTTGAAATACTTATAGGCCGCCCGCGCGTAGTTCCGGCAGTCCAGCGGCTCGTTGCGCTCGTAGGTCTTCTCCCACGTCACGACCGTCTGGCTCATGCGCCGGTGAAGGACCATCTTTTCCGAGATCAGGCCCCGAAAGTACTCTATGTCGTACCCGCACGTATAGTCGCGCGGGTAGTGCATGTACCGCGCGCCCGGTTCGTTGACGCCGGTCGCGTACATGATGGCCTCTTTGCCGCTGTCCACGCCTATGATGAACCGCGTCGCGCGGTCCCGGCCGTTGTCCTTCTTCATCAGGCGCACGTACGGCTTGTCGCCGCCCTCGCCCTTGACCGCCCACAGGCGCTTGCTCTGGCGCTTGGCGCACTCGCGGTACACTTCCTGCGTGAAGTGGCCGCCCGAATCCATGAACGACGCCAGAATCCTCAGCTTCATGCCGTTCGCCATCGTCCATTGCCGGTCCAGCAGGTCGTCTATCTCGGCCCAGACCTCCGGCGCGTCCGCGCGCCCGGGTATCACGCCCTTGACGATGCCCCAGCTCTGCTCCTCCCGGCCCCAGCCGACCACCTCGTACTCCAGGCGGTTGTCCTGCGTGTCGATGCCCATCGTCAGCACCAGCACGCCGGTTGGTATCTCGGCGTTGTAAATCTCGCGCCGGTTCAGCATCGCCTCGGGCGCGCCGCTGCGGTCGCGCGTTTCCCAGGTCTCGCCCAGGATCGTGTTGACGAATACCTTCAGAAGCTCCGGATCGTCGTGCGCCTTGAGAAAGCTCCGGCATATGTCGGTCCAGTCGCTCCACGGCGACATGAACGCGTTCAGCCGAAAAGACCGCACGCCGGCCTCGATCGCCTGCGGGTTGGCCGGGACCCACTTGGCCGGACAGCGCTTCGTGTCGTACTCCTTCAGCTCGTTCTGGCAATGCGGGCATTGCCAGCGCACGTTGCGCACGTGGTAGTTTTTCTCGCCGGCCTCGTCCTTGTATTCTTCCTTGTCGAATTTGATGCTGTCGAATTTGATGAATGAAAACGTGTGGCACTTCGGGCACTCGGTGTGCCACTCCTCCTGCGTGCCCTGCATATACGCGCGCTCGATCTTGCTCGCCCCCTTGACGGTGGGCGTGCTGGTCTTGACCACCTTCCGGTTGTGCCGAAAGGTCTCCGTGCGGCGCTCGGCCAGCTCCAGCGGGTCGCCCTCGGTTCCGGCGCTCGCCGGAAACCTGTCTATTTCGTCCATGAACACATACCGCACGGGACGGCCGGCCAGCTCGGTCGGCGAATTGGCTCCGGTAAAGGCCACGCTGCCGCCCGGAAAGGTCTTCATCGTGATCGTGTTGCCCTGATCCCGGCTCTTGGCCTCGTATACCTTGCGCTGCAGCGCGCCGCACGCGCGGATCATCGGGGCCACGCGCCGCTTTGAAAAGTCCTCCGCGAATCCGTCCGTCGGTTGCACGAACAGCATCGGCCCGGGGTCTACGTCGATGGCCCGGCCCATCATGTTCAGCTCCAGCTCGGTCTTGCCCACCTGCGCGCTCGCCATGATGACGATCTGCCACACGCCCGGCTGCGTGAAGCTGTCCATGATCTCCTTCTGGTACGGCGCGCGGTCGGTGCGCCACCGGCCCGGCTCGCTGCTCGATTCCGATACCAGCACGCGGTTGTCATCTGCCCACTCGCTCACGCTCTGCATCCGCGGCGGCCGCATCGTCGTCAGCGTGTACCGGAACAGCTCGGCCAACAGGCGGCTCTTACTGGGCATAAATCAGTCCTCCTGCTCGACCTCGTCGTCCTGCAACAGCAGGTACGCGGGCAGGGGCGTTTCCGACAGCGCTTCGAGCACCTTGCGTATCTCCGCGTCGATGATGGCGCTGATGACCTCGATGTTGTCCAGGCCGCGGACCATCGGGGCGATCGTGCTTGGCAGGTGGATCATATTCTGCATCACCGTGTTGGCGATGTCGCCCCATAGCCGGCGCACGTCCTGCACGTCCACCAGCGACCCTTCCATGCGGTCGACCTCAAGCTGGGTCTTTCGCATCTTCACGCTCTCGTGCTGCGCTTTCACCGCGTCCAGGTCATCCGCGCTCACGCTCACGCGGTCCACGTTGTACTCGACCCAGCGCTGTACAAAAAGGGCGAGATCGCATTTCTTTGCGTTCTCGCCCTCGACGAACAGCGCCTTGCCCTCGTCCTCGCTTTTCAGCTTTTTGTTGATGTTGTATACCTGCCGGTATGTCAATCCGGTCAGCTCGGCCAGCTCCTGCTTGGTCAGGTCCATATCATACCCCCAGATACCGGTGGAAGTGATGGTCAAGCCGCTCGCTCATCTTCCGAACGATCGCGTCCTCCACCTCGTCCTTGGACTGGTTCAGCGGCATCTGCGGCAGGCCCAGGCCCGCCACGCGCACGATGGGGTGTGAACTCGTCTTGTACTTTCTGGTGAATACCACGCCGTTGCCCGCGACGAATGGCGGGTTGCCGCCCTGGTGATCCATCTTGTCCGGCAGCTTGCTCCACTTGCCCTTGAGGATTTTCGCGCTGATCTTACGCTGGCCTTTTTTCGGCCGGCCAACCTTGCCGCGCTTCTGGAATGTGCCGCCGATGACGCCCCTGTGCCCGCTCAACGGCACGGCGATGTTGATGTTTCCGCTGCTCTGATCGATGTACTTCTTCACGCCCGCGCGGACGAACGCCTGTTTGACCGCGTACTGCTGCGGTATGGTTTTTGCCAGAATGGTCTTGACGTACTTCGCCGTATCGACCAGCGTGTCGTGCATGATCTTGTTCTGCATGTCGCGGTTGACGATTGTCAGCTTTATCTCATTGAATTTCGCCAGCACGTCCGACACGTCGACCGCCAAATAATGCTCAGGCAAGCCGCCCACCTCCTTTGGGGCATAAAAAGCGGACAGCGCGCGCGCCGTCCGCCATCCATGACTTTGACTGGTATCATACTACCACAGACAATATCGTGATTCAAGTGCTCCCGGCAGAATTTTTTGCTTCCCCCTCCGCTCCTGCAATGATATATGTCTCGTTCCACCTGACGCTCGCCATGTTCTCCGCGTCCTCCACGCTGCGCCTGGCGCGGTTGAATCCGTACTCGGTCATGTTCAGCTCGCGCCTGATCGCGCGGTCCGGCATGTCCATCACGTACTTCATGATGACGAAAGCGCGCATCGACCGGCTCTCGATCGCGTTCAGCACGCGCTCGGCCTGCTTCAGCTCGTGCGCGTACTGCCTGATCTGGGCGCTGTGCGCCTCGCCGGCCTCCTCCAGCAGCGCGAACGCCGTCTCAAGGCCCTTTGGCAGCGCCCCACCGCCCGGCATCCCGCTCAGATGGCTGGTGATGCTCGTCATGCGGTCGTGGGTGTAGTCAAGCGCCCGCTCCGTCGCGGTCACAAGCTGCATCGTCGCCGCGATGTCGCTCAAAAGCGGTATGTCCCTGTTGCGCACCGTCGTCAATTCCCGATCCCTCCCAAATGCGCGAACGCTCGCGCTTTTCTCTGTGCCCTAATCCTCTGCGTATTCAAAAACGTCCTGAGCGTCGTTCATCTCAAAGTGCTGGTCCCACAGCCACCACAAAACGTCCAGTATCTCGTCCTTCGTGATGCTGTTGTGCGTCGGCATATGGCATACGTGGTATATCGCCAGCGCCTTGTCGCTGATGTCGGCCCTGTACGGGTTTTTGATGTCCCTGAATATCGCGATGGCCTGTCTCGTCGTCATGAGCGTCACTCCTCTCAGTATCGCGGCCCCAGCCAGGGCGCGCCGTATCGCCTGTTGTTCCTGTGCGTCGCCCTCAGCAGCGCGCGCGACCGGATCGGCCCGCGCGCCCGCCAGCTTATGCCGAAGTGTACGATCATCCCGTTCACGTCGCACGCAAGCCACGTCCCGCCGTGCTCCTTGAGTACTCTCACATCGGCCACTCTCCCGTCCTCATGTACTCGATATGGTCAAGCAGGTCGCCGATGATGACCTGATAAACGCGCTGTTTGGTGTGATCCTCGCCCCACAGCTTCTTGTTCTTGCCGTTCCGGCTGGCCCACGTCTTCACGCATTTCGGACAGTAAAACGCGTCGCCGAAGCTGTCCCACCCGTGCTTCGCGATCTGCTCCGCCGGGTCCGTCTTCCAGAAGTTCTCCAAACTGAATTTCCGGCTCCTGTGCCCGCAGCACGAGCACCTTATCTCAAACGTCATCTCTCTCGTCCTCCATCGACGCCGGATGCCGCCTCACGGGACGAGCTTAATCCGGCAGTTTTACTTCATCCTCCGGTTTCTCACCGTCACGAATATCCCGTACGCTACCAGCGTGAATCCCACGCACACCGCCGCGCCTATGATGATCAGGCTGTCGCCCAGCACCCGCACGAAATCAGCCATCGCCGTCACCGTCCATCTTCGCCCCGCAGTTCGGGCAGTAATTCCGCTGACAGCACGATATGTCGCCGCACTCGCTGCACCGCCGCTGGTCCCACTCGGGCGCTTCATCCATCCTGAGCCACCGTCCGTGCCGCACCGGCTCGGCGTCAACGGTAGGTGCTTCTTCAACATCTCTTTTCGTGATGTACGGCGCCTCCAGCATATTGTATACCGTGTTCCTCCACAGTTTATCCGCGTCAATCAGCCTCATCGTCAACCTCCTCCGGCGCTTTAGGCAGCGGCATCCAATGGGTTACTTCACCATCACACTTGTCGATAATCCAGTTTGGGTTATCGCATATATAGTTGCTTTCATACCAGCACTCAGGAACCCAATACCAGTCGTGTTCTTCGTCATATCCATCCCAGTCAAGTTCGTATTCAAGTGACCAGCCGTCACTTTCGCTATTCCTTTCGTGGTATCCAACATGCGCGGCAATTGTCGTGAATCTCGTCCCATAGTCTCTTTTGATGGAAACAAGCACACGTCTTTCCGTCTCTGGCAGCCTGTCCTTCACGCTGATCCAATCAGCCATCCCATTCACCGCCTTTTCTGCTCGTTTCATTTTCTCGATCTAAGATGATTTGTTAGCTCTTTAATCGCATCCGCTACATTACTGGTGCTGCCGTGGCAGTCCTTGTATATTAAAATGAACCATAATGCTATATTGATAAGAATCAGTACGGATTTTATGTCTTCCAACGATTTCGCTATGCTTGACAAAGCATCAATTTCATTCATTCTCCACTTCACCGCCTCTTTCTATTTTCCTTAAAAAGCAACGGAGTTACTTCTTTCCCTTCCCATCGTCTGTAATGGCATTTAGGACAAACCCACTTTGCCGGGTATGCGCCTCTTTCACTTCTTTCTCCAATCGGGCCATATTGCGAAACCCGACCACAATCCAGGCCGTAATCACGATGAATACGCACAGGACGCCTGTAAAAAGTGAGGCCGCGAATATCTTGATCGCCAGCATCAGCGCGTCACCGAAGAGATCAGCCATCCCACTCAGCCTCCTCCAACTGCTCCCGCGTCGGCCTCGCCGACCAGAATCTCAGCGATTTTCCGAGCACATACCAGTCCTTGCCCTGTTTGGCGCACCGGAGCGTGTCGTTGTACTGTTCCCACGCGAGGTCTGACCCGATCCACGCGAACACGCTCACGTCCACGCTGTCGTTGAATATGGTCCTCTCCTCGCGCAGGACGGGTATCGCGTCATCTTCCGTTCTGGGCAGCTTCCTCAGCTCTGCCACCGTCAGAATATGCGCCTTCGCCGGCATCATGACCGTCTTGGCCTTGTCGATCATGGTCTTAATCATGCCGATGCCGAAAGCTGAATATGGATCGTTCTCAAACGCCGTTTTTAGCGCGTCCGCATCAATCGGCCGCATCCTTCATCGCCTCCCACAGCTCCCTGTCACCGTCCGCGCACTCTTTCTCCTCCGACAGCGCGCATAGCCCGCCGCCCAGATAGTGCCGGCACGTCTCGCACGTCTTATCGTTCATCGCCGTCACCATCCTTCGGCGGTTCTGGCAGCGGCATCCAATGGGTGACAAAAGCCCATTTTGCATTGTCCGAATAACACCAGAACGCCCCTCTGATTTTGTTCCAGCGGCAAACCCTTGCAAATGCTCCCATAGGGAAGTCACCAAACCAGCATAGGTACTCTGTTTCTTCTGCCGGCAGTCTGTCTTTGACGCTGATCCACCCGCTCACGGTCGGCTGTTCGTCAATCAGAGACTTAAGCGCCCCAATGAACCCTATTTCTGGGCCTTCCTCAACATACCAATCCCCGCACTTTTCTATCACCGCATCTGCATCAATCAGCCGCATCCCATTCACCGCCTTTTTCTAATTTCTTTATAAAATAACGGAGTTACTTCTTTCCCTTCCCATCGTCTGTAATGGCATTTAGAACAAACCCACTTTGCCGGGTACATTTCATTAGGAGGTTCCCATCTTAGCATCGTTTTGCAAACAGGACAAACATCATATCTATTCATCCTATTTCACCTCACCGTCTGCGCAGAACCAGTCCCATATCGTCAACCGGTTAATCTGTTCGCACACGCCGTAGCAGTTGCAATCATTTTCCTCTGACTCACATGCCGTCCAATGCTTGCACATCCCACACCGCACGACCTTCACAGAGTCCACGGTCGGCGGTTCGGGCAAAGGTTGCCAATACGTGATTCCAACGATTGGACGATTCATCTCTATGCTCCACCAGCCGCCTTTTTGATCGATCCATGTACTCATTCCTATCAGATTGGCTCCGGTCAGTCCAAACGCTTGTATCATCGGACTCTGACCGTGCCACGTCAGGTATACGCCGTCTTTGTCAGGCGTCGCATCATCCACGCTGATCCATCCGCTCACGGTCGGCTGTTCATCGATCAGTTGTTTCGCCGTAACAACGCCGTCATAAAATCTCGTGAGGTCTGTTTTCAGCGCGTCCGCATCGATCGGCCTCATTGCCATCCCTCCACGTCGTTCCCGGTTTCGTCGTCAACGATCCGCACCTTGGGCGGCTCCTTGCCCGCCTTGACGAACACCTTTGTCTTTTCGTCGGCGAACTGCGTGAACTGCACGCCGTTGTGCCGCATTTCCAGGTACGCGCTGCTCCATCCCATCTTTTTCTCCGCCGTGTGGCCCAGCGCCTTTTCGATCTCCTCTATCCCGCGCTTGACCGTCACGTCGCCCTTATGGTCCCTGCCGCTGTATATGTTGAATACGTAGGCCCTCACGCCCCAGTTTTCGTCCAGCAGCATTTCAAGGTCGCTGATCGCGCGGATGTGGCGTATCATGTCCTTCAGCGCGCTTTCCAGCGTCTCCGGCGTCTTGTCTTTCACTTCGCCGCCTCCTCCGCCACGCTGTAATACACGTTTGCGCCGTCCTTGCCGCCGATGCCCATAAAGTGCATCATGCCGCCCAGCCCGATGTACGCCAGCTTCTTGTACTTGCCGCTGACCGCGATCCAGCAGTCCAGCTCGGTCGCGTAGCCGTACCGGTCGCGCCCGTGGACGCGCACCCGCGCGCCCTCCGGCAGCGCGCGCACGTACTCAGCGCTCACTTTCACGCGCCCCTTCATGCCCCACAGTCCGGCCATGGTCCTTCACCTCCTCGATCATCGCGTCCCGCAGCGCCTCGACGCCCTTGTGAAGCGCCTCGATCTGCTCCTTCTGCGCCCGGATCACCCCGGCCGCGTCCCGCATCATCACCTTGAGATTGTAGCAGGCCAGTTTATCCGTCTTGTACGGGCAGTACAGGCAGCCGCCCTTTGCGATCCCGCTGCATTGTTCAAGCCCCTTCAGGGCCTTATCCTCGTCCATCCGATCCACCCTCCCCGTCATTGTCTTTTCTGTACGGCCAGGCCGCCTGCTCCGCGATCAGGTCCACGCCCGTCGTCTTGTAAACCATGTACAGAAATCCGCCGATCAGCTTGTGCCGGTCCAGCACCTCGGACACGAACGTGTCGTCCAGGCCGTACCGCCTGCCAAGCTCCGCCTGCGTCATGCCGTGCGCCTTCATGCAGCGCGTGACCGCCTTGCGGCTGAAGGCGAATATGTCTGTCACGGCGTGATCCGGCCACGGCCAGTCTTCCGGCCTTTCCGGCACGCGCTCAAGTATGATCATGTCTTTGTTCTTGTACCGCAGATCGATGGCCGTCGTGCCGGCGATGCGCGACAGCTTGCCTTCCAGCGCCTTCTGGTACACCTGGATCGTACTCTTGTCCGTGCCGAACATCGACGCGATGCTTTTCAGGTCCTCGCCCCGCTCGATGTGCGTCATGATGCTGTTGATCCGCGTGCCGGGCCGCCGGCAAAAATGCCTGAAGGCGTACTCCCACGACTTCCGCTTAGCTCGCGCCATAGCTCTCATAATCGCCCTTGTCCTCCTGAATCTGTTGGATCGTTGCATAGCCCCGGCTCTCCCAGTCCAGAAGAAGCGTCTGCATGTACGCCGCCGGGTTGTCCAGTGGCCGCTCGTACATCCGGTTGCGCTTTTCGGTCAGGGCCATCGCGTGTCCGACCAGCTCCATCGGGAACCGGTCGCTCTCAAGAATCTGCTCGACGACCGGCATACCAGCGCCGAAAAGGCTCCTGGCGTCGTTCATGTCCATCCACACGCGGATGCTGTTGTACTGTAGCTCCTCCCGAGCGCTCAAAAATCCGGACCTGCGCGGGTACAGCGCGCGCGCGTCCTGTCTTGTCACCGTCCTGTCTTCTTCTCTCCGGATTACGGTTGAGCTTTGTCTCTCTTTACCGTCCGTATAGTTTATATTAAAGTCCCCCGTGTTGCCCCCACGGTTGCCCCCTGTGTTGCCCCCCATGTTATCCCCCACGTTACCCCCCATGTTATCCCCTTCGTTGTCCGATTTTTCCGTATAACCGTCCGTTCTGGGCGCGATGTACTGGGGGTAGAAGTAGTTGATCTTGTACGAGGGCGACAGTTTGTTCTTGTTCCCGCTCACAAAGTCGATCAGGCCGCGCTGCTTCAGGCTGTTCCGGGCCGCCGCCATCGTGTCATATTTCATCGGACAGTATGAGAGCAGTCGGTCATTGCTGATGCGGATGTACTCCTCCGGCCAGACATTGCCTTGAGCGCGCGCGTTCATAATGTGCATGAGCGCGTACCACAGAAGTCGTTCGCTGGACGTGAGGTGTTCATCGGTCGCATACTCCATAAACCGCGTGTGTTCCCTTACGTAATTGATGATTGGCATGGCTCGTCCTCCCGGCCGTCAAAACAGCTTCCCGTGCTTGTATGGCCGCGTCTTGTTGTACTCGTGCTTGATTCTAATGACCTCGATCGGGTCAAGGCCCCTGTCGCTGATCCATCTCAGCGCGATCTTCGCCGCGGTCAGGAGCTGGCTGCGCGTCAATATGGGCAGATCGTTCGTTATCGTCTCTGACGTTCTCAGGTGCAGCCAGGCGATCACCTCCGGCAGGCCGTCGCCGATCCCATCAAATCCAAGGTCCGCGAGGCAGTACAGGTCCTCCACCTCGCCCTCGCTCATGTCCGGGATGCCCATCTGGCCCAGATAGTCGAATATCCTGATCACGCCGTCCACAAGCTCCACCGCGATGCCCTCTGGCTTGTCGTGCTCGCCCAGCCATACCAGCGGATGGCCCGCGCGCGATTCCTCCAGCGCCTCGCTCCACTCGCTGTTGATCAGCGCGATGATCTCCGGCTTGCTCCGCGCGGTCTCCCACCAGCCGTGCTCCACCGCGTTTTTGTGGATGTCATCGATCAATTCCTGAATCCGCATCTCGTTCCTCTCCTTCCTCGGCCCGCTGCCGCGCGGCCTTTTTCACGTCCCTCAGCGTCAAAGCGTCGTTCCACATGCCGATCTGCTCAAGCGCGGTCTCGTAGTCGTACGCCGGCGCTTCGCGCAGGGACGACACGCCCCAGCGCGTCAAAAGGCTTTTCCTGATGGCCGCGCCCAGTTTGGTCACGGCCTTTTTGTCGTCCGCGAAGCCCGCGCCGTCCAGCAGCTCCCTGGCCCGCGCCCTGACCGCGTCGGTGATGTACTTTTCCTGCGTCCTGCTCATCGGGGTCTGAAGGCGCACGCGCTGCTCAAGGTCGCGTATGCGCTGGCTGGTCATCTGCTGGGCCGCGGCGATCTGCTCCATCGCCTCGGTGTTGTGCTTCAGCATCTTGCCGATGCTCTCCATGATCGGTCCCATCATGTCCCTGACGACCGCCGCGACGATCCCGGCGGTCTCCGGAGGCAGGCTTTCCCGGCGCGTCATCTCATCCATTGACCACGCCTCCTTCCACGGCCACGCAGTTCAGCGCCTCGCGCGCCTGGGCGCAAAAGCCCTCGACCGTGCTCAGAAGCTCGCTGTACGCCGCCTTTTCCTTGAGCGTCATGCCCGCGAATGCCGCGCCCATGTACGGGAGCCGCGCGCATTGCCCGACAAACTCGCTGACCGCGGCCGAAAACGCGCTCTCCGTCAGCTCACCCTCGCGCCCGCGCGCCTTTTCCCCGCGCGCCTGCGCGCTCTTGAGCGACAACAGCTCGTCCTGCGCCCGATCCAGCGCCTCCTGCTGGTCCTTCATCGCCTGCTCGGCGTCGTGAAGGTCGTAAGTCAGCTCCTTCACGTGCTTTTCAAGCTGAGCCTTCTCGTTGGTCGCCTGGCGCGCCATCTCCGCGAAGTGCTGCGCGGTCTGTTCGGCCTCCTTCAGATCCTCGCGGCCCTGCTGAAGCTCGTCCAGCAGCTCCTTTGGTATCTCGATCTCCGGTTCGGCCTGCTCCAGCTCATTGACGCGCTCCTTCAGCGCGTCACGCTCGCGCTCGACCTCGCTGATCCGCTCTCGCGCCTCGGCCCGCGCTTCGGCCCGCGCCGCGTCGCGCTGAGCCTTGATCGCCTCGTCCAGCTCCCGCGTGGTCATCTCGCCCACGTCGTTCTCCTCAAGCAGCTTCTCGCGCTCGTCGTCCGACATCGGCAGCAGCTTTATGATCTGGCTCGCGCCGAGCTGGGCGTACTTCTGGTCCGTGCCAAATCTGTGATACGCCTGCATGTACTGCTGCGCGGTCCTGAGCGGCATGTGCGCGTTTACGCGCACCCACTCGCTCCACTCGCCGTGCCGCACAAGGGGCTTGGCCTCGGTCAGCACGCGCCCGAGCTGCAGAAGGTTCATCGCCGCGCCGCATGAAAACATCTGCGCCTGCGCGGCCAGGTCGTCAAGGACTGTCATGCCCCCCGTGGCGTTGATTTGTAGCTCCATCTCTCTATCCCTCCATGCCGCTTCAGCGGCTCAATATAGGCCCTTTGGGACATCTCATCCAGCGCTCAAGGTATTTGTCCTCCTCAAAGCGCCGCCAGCCGGTGATCCTGAATCCGTCCCACCGATGCCAGCCCAGCACGCATCCCCTGTAATCTGCGTCCTCCGCCGTGGGCCGCGTTTCCGCCGTCTCGATCCATCCGTAGACCGGCAGCCGCGCCCAATGTGTGTACATCCGCGTCTCACGCCGCGCCTCGAATGGCTCCACGACGACGCCCCGGTAGATGTGCCACAAAAGGAGCATCCCCTGCGGGCTGTCCTTCGCCGTCGCATCCCGCTCGTCGAACGATACCCACTCAGCGTCCATCCGTCTTGTCTCTCTGGCGCAAAAGCCTCATGATGTACACAAGGCTCCGCCTGTCGTGGCCCTCATCCGGACCATGCCGCGCCCCGCATACCGGGCACGCGCCTTTCCTCACCGGCACGATCCTGATCTCATCCAACTCGACCATAAAAGTCGCTCCTCTCAAAACAAGGCGCGTGCCGGGAATCGAACCCGGCGGGCCGTCAGCGCATCCAAACCCAAATGACCGAATATAAACATGCCCTATAAGGAAGACAGGTCTTCCTCCCTTCGTTATCTGGTTTCAGAATATGGCCCCGTCCTCGACGCGCACGTCCATTATGTCTTGGCAGTCCACCGGATCAGCAGGTGCTCAAGGTCGTGGAACCGCTCGTAAGCCTGGCCCAGGTCCTGCCGCGCCGCGTAGATGTCGCGCGGATCGCGCCGCGCGCGTACCATGCGCGCGCAGTTCGCCTCGATGAGGGCGATCCGTGTCTTCAATTTGCGGTACTCCTGATAGTACTTGTGCTTTTCGATCCAGCCGTTGCCGTCTTCCATGCCTCACACCTCGCGTATCTCAAGGCCCCACTCGGCCAGCATCTGCTTTTTCTTGTTGATGTACGTCCGGTTTTTCCGGGTGATCTCGCTCTTGGCGTCCCACACGGCCGCGCGGTCCTCGCGGTCTATGGTCACGAAGTCGGCCACGTACTGGTATCGCGTCTTCTCGCCGGCGTTCGGGCCGCCGCCCAGGTCAAACCGGACCTGGCGCATCACGCACTTGTACAGCCCGCTTTTAACGTCGGCCATCAGGCGCAAATACACGTCCGCCTCGTGCTGGCTGTCGAACTTCATGCCCAAAACCTCCACGCGCCGGTTGCCGTACTTGCTCCGCTTCGGTTTTGTCTCGGGCGTCACGACCTTCGCGTCCCACGCGCCGTAATCCCTGAGTATGTCGCTGGCGCGCTGCACGCCGATCCGGCGGCGCAGCGCCTCAAACTCCCCCTCGGTCACGCGCAGCGCCATCTCTACATCCTCCCCGTCAAAAGAAACCTGATCCGCGCCTTCAGCCCGCGCGGCATCGGCCCTTTGCACACCGTCCACAAATCGCTGACCGTGTTGGTCCAGTACAGTTCGCCCTTTGCCACGGCCCGGTCGTCCCAGTACTCCGTGGCCCACACCTTGCGGCAGTTGTTGCCGTACCGGGCGATGTTCTCCGGCAGGTTGTCGTTCACCGCGTCGAATTTCAGGCCGTGATTCAGACACCACACGACCGCCTCGGTCAGCTTCTCGCCTTCTCGGCACGTCCACAGGATGATCTTGTCGCCCTGGGCCCGCCGCTTGGTGAGCGCGTTGATCGTCGGCCAGATCGGATTGCCGATCTCCGGATAGCGGTTTTCACACAGACAGCCGTCAAAGTCCACCGCGATGACGCTCATGTCCTGACCCCCTTGCTGAACACGATGCTCAGCGGCGCGTGCTCCTTCTGGATATACCCGCAGTATTCCAGCAGCGCGGCCTTGCTGATCTTCAGCCGGTTCCCCACGAACATGTGCGCGATGTTCAGCGTGCCCTGTTTCGCCGCGATGTTCAGGCTGTACCGGTCACACCCCAGCACAGCCGCCGCCTCTTTCGTGCCCACATGCACCCCCGGCAGCGCGGCCAGTTCTTCCAATGTCATGCTGCGTCATCTCCTGTCTAAGGTCTTCTGCGATCGCCGCAAAAAACTGGTAAAACTGCTGCGGAACGACCGCGTTCCCTAATGCCTTAATTCTGTCCACCCGATCGGGAACCCCATCACATATTCGAGGTATTCCGGCGTCAGTTGGCCAATTCTCCCAAGGAGCGTGAGTTCCACCAGCTCCATTAGCTGATGCCTGTAATACCCCCCCCCGAAAAATCTTTCGGCCTTCGCGCCCTTCCATTCGTTCGAGCGGGGCGTCGGTATCAGGCTGGTAAAAGCGTTCTCGTACCCCATCAGCCACTCGATCAGCGCCGGATTCGTCTTCCCGCCGCTGCCGCTGCTCAGATTCTTCAGCTCCTCCGCCGTCATTTTCCCGGCCAAAGCCAAAGCGCGAAGCTGCTGCAAGTTCCCCGTGCCGCCGCATAGCGACGCCCCCGTCGATGGCGTGGGCCACAATGGCGACGCGATCCCTTCTGTGCGGGGCGTCGACACCGCAAGCCGGAACAATAAACGTCTGGACTTCGTAATCTGCCCCTTCCAGGTCAGAAAGCACCGCGTCGAGTGCCAGATCGACGATTCCAGGCACGTTTTCACCAAGGACATACAGCGGGCATAGTTCCCGTATAACGCGCAGCATTTCCGGCCAGAGATAACGGTTATCTCTCTGGCCGCGGCGCTTCCCGGCGACGGAAAAAGGCTGGCAGGGGAATCCTCCGGAAACAACGTCAACTGTTCGTAGCCCTGTCTTTTCAAAGAAGCTCTCTCCTGTCAGCGTCCGGATGTCGCGCCATCTCGGCACGTCCGGCCAATGCTTTTCAAGGACCTTCGTAGGGAAGTCGGCCCACTCGCATTGCGCGACCGTCGTAAACCCGGCCCATTCGGCGGCCAGATCGAGGCCGCCGATGCCGCTGAACAGCGACAAATGCGTCATCATCCCGCGGCCTCGGTTTGGTCTGCCGATTTCTCAAAGAATCTGGTCCACTTGTACCCAAGACACGCCTGGATGCGCTGCGCCACTTCAGGTGACGGCCTCCGGCGACCCGATTCAATGAGCGAGTAGGTGCTTTCGGCGATTTCAACCATGTCAGCGACTTGCTTCATCGTCAAGTTTTTCTCCTGACGCAGCCGCTTCAACTCAACCAAATGATTCACCCCCAACCGCTGAAACTCGTCTCGCAACTTTGCATATCGTCAAGAAACGATCCTATAATACATCCTTCTTTGCATATTGTCAAGCCATTTCCCAGATTTTCTTGACAATATGCAAAGGCATATTTACTTTGCAATTTGTAAAGTGTATTATAAGGAAGGGGGGATTTTATGAATCGAATACGTGAGCTGCGCAAGGCAGAAAAATTAACAATGAAACAGCTCGGCGAGATCATCGGCGTGTCAGAAAGCACGATCTCGCTTTACGAGACAGGAAAGCGTGAGCCGGACCAGAACACGCTTTTGCTTATCGCCAACCATTTTCACGTCTCGCTCGATTATCTTGTCGGTGTTTCAAGTGGTGCATCGCAGCCCGCATCCCTCGGCCTGAGCAATGACGAGATCAAACTCATTCAGGATTATCGCAGCCTCAACGAGCAGGGCCAGGCTTATATAAGGCAAACTATGTACATGGCTTTGCCTATATATAAAAGGCACTCTGACCTTCCCGATATGGCTGACGAAAAGATAACCGGCTGAAAAAGGATTAAAGGAAGGTGGTTTAATTGGCTAAAAGAAGATCAACAAAGCGCAAGACCCCCGGCTGTCTCACGCTCGTCATCATCCTCTTTATCTTCGGCGTGATCGGCGTGCTGGGCAATCGCGGTGATTCAGGATCGCGCGGGCGCACCGCCTCCATGTCCCCGTCGCTTCCGCGCGTCACGGCCACCGCCCGGCCATCCGTCACAGTCACCGCCCGGCCTGCCGTCACGGCCACCGCCCGGCCCTACGCGACGACTGCGGCCCGGCCCGCCTCGACGGCCAGAGCCACGGCCCGGCCCACCGGCCCGGTCTGGCCCGCCACGACGCCACCGGCCGATACCTTTACCCTGACCGAATCGCTCCGCCCCGGCGATGTGAGCCACGCGGTATTCCAGCTTCAGAGCCGCCTCTACGATCTCGGCTACACGTCTGTCAGCCGCAACGGCCGCTATGATGACGCCACGGTCGAAGCAGTCAGGGCGTTCCAGTCCGACCAGCGTCTGACCGCCGATGGCATCGCCGGCCGAATGACCGTCGCCGCGCTGTTTGCCGGCTCCAACGTCGCGGTCATTACGCCGACCGCCACGCCCTCGCCTACGCCTCGCCCGACACCCACGCCCCGCCCCGCATCGGCTTCGTACTCCTCGCCGTCGTCCGGCACGACCTACGTGCTCAACACCAACACCGGCAAATTCCACCGCCCCAGTTGTTCTGACGTGAAGAAGATCAAAAGCTATAACCGTCGCGATTTTACCGGAACCCGTAGCGAGGTTATCAACATGGGCTACTCTCCCTGCGGCCACTGCAACCCCTGACACATAAAAAGAGACCCGGTTCCGAAGAACCGGGTTGGAGCACACGGAGCCAACGCCAATCAACACCGTGCACCATTATTGTACCTGACGGCACGGGACCTGTCAAGAGGTGATTTCTATGCTTTGCCCCAAATGCGCCCGCGAGATACCCGATGACGCCGCGCTGTGCTGCTACTGCGGCCGCGCGATCCAGCGCAAGGCCCCGTCCCGCGTCCACCAGCGCGCCAATGGGTCCGGCACGGCGATCAAACGCGGAAAAACCTGGACCGCCGACGTGACCATCGGCTGGACGATCGACGAAATCGGCAAAAAGCACCGCCATCGCGTCCGAAAGGGCGGATTCAAGACCCGCGTCGAGGCTCTGAATTACTGCGCGACGCTTTTTGACCGCCGAAACGTCAAAAAGGCCCCGAATCTGGCCGCCTGCTGGGAATCATACTCGACCGGAGAGATGGACAAACTCTCCGATTCCAAGCGTACCGCCTATAAGATCGCCTGGAACAAGCTAAAACCCCTCTGGCTGCGCCCGATCGACAGCCTCACCGTCGCCGATCTGCGGCGCGTCGTCAAGGAAAACGCCGGCACGTACTATCCCGCGCATGACATGAAGGTGCTACTCAGCCACCTGTTCACGCTGGGCGCTGCTGACGGCTGGTGCTCAAAGGACCTTCCCTCGTTCATCGTCCTCCCCGAGAAAAATGAAACCGCCCGCGAGCCGTTCACCGAGGCTGAACAGGCCGCCATCTGGCGCGCCTACGAATCCGGCTGTTCCGACGCCGCGATCCCGCTCATCATGATCTACACCGGCATGATGACCGGCGAAATGCAGCGCCTCACCGCCTCAATGATCGACTTCGACAATCGCCGCATCACCGGCGTCGGCCTCAAGACGGCTGTCCGCAAGGCCGCGCCCGTCTACCTGCCCGACGCGATCCTTCCCGTCCTTCAGGACGCCGCCCAGGGCAAGACCGGGCGGCTCTATCCCTGCAGCGAGGACACATTCTACGCCCGCTATTACGCGGCCCTTGACGCGGCCGGGGGCCGC